ACGCAATAGTTCACGCCAGTTGATTTTTGGTTCTGTAAGTTCTTTAACCATTCTCTCAATACCTGCAGGAACATTACCGGCGCCTGCTGTTTGAGCTGAATTAATCATTGCCTCTTTTACTTCGTCTTTAATCTGGTCAATTTCTGCTTGTGAATATTTTGGACGACCTTTAGACTGCCCTTCTTCGTCGCCGTCACCTTCCATGTCAAGGTGTTCGTCTAACATTTCGCCTAGTTGTTTTACAAACTCTTCGCCGTTCTTTTTTGCTTCGTCGTATAATGTATCATAAACTTCTTCAGAAGTCCAACCACGATATTTAAAATCTTGATAACAGTCAACAATTTTAGGCTTTGTACCAATGCGTCCGTCTACAAGTTCGTTGTTAACAATATAATCTGCGGCGATATTGTATAGCATAGGATTGCGATTATCTCTCCGTCCTAAATGATCATATACCATATGATAAATTTCGTGTGCAAGTACAAACTCAACTTCTTTATTATCCATTGCATTAAAGAATTGAGTATTGTAATATAAATTGCGTCCATCAACTGCGGCGGTCATTAACCATTCATCTGCTGGAACAATTTTCAATCTTGTTGCCATGTTTCCAAAAAACGGATGACGCAATAGCAAACCTACACGAGCAGTAATAATACGTTCATGTACAACAACACGCATTTCTTCTAGTTGTTCTGCTGTAATATCTGGGTCAGGTTGCCAAGCCTTTAACTTTGTCTGCGTGTCTTTTGCCGACATTTTCATTGCTACAACGTATGGTGCAAAATCTAACATAGTATTCCTTTCATCAGTGCTACATTTAATATAGCATTATTTACACTTTTGTCAACCAGAAAATTGGACAACTCTATAAAGAGTTGCCCAACTTGCACCATTAAGCGCTCTGTGCAGCCTTGATATACTTGCCATACCTGTCATGGAACTCGTCAAAACAAGCAACTTCGTCTGGATCAATTGGAAGTGAATACTGTGTAAGAGCAAGTTTGATACCCATAACAACCAATTCAGTTTCAAAGTTATCCATTGCAAAACGCAAGAAGTTATTTACTTTATCGTCAAACTTCTTATCATTAGCATCCGCCGCTTCTTTAAGTTCATAACAAAGAGATACAGTTAAGGAATACTTTGCACTGATTTCTTTTGTTAGTAACTCTTTCACCTTACCTTTTAGAATATCGGTAGGGTTTGGCATGTTTGCAGCAACTTTACGGTGCGCCATAAACTTGACTGCAAGGCCTTCGCCTACTGCACCGGCAACTAGATCCGTTGTAGTGCCATCGTCAAGTTCGTCTTCGAGCAATTCTGAAACAAATGACCAGCTACGAGGAGTAGCAAAACTACGACTTGAACTTTTTGGATCAAAATCGTATAAGTCTTGTTTTGCAAATTGCAAATAACCTACTACATCCTGATGTTCTTTAGCATCAACGGCCCAGCTAAACCAGTCGTCAAAGTTAACACCCATCTCTAAGTGGATAAAGCGGTTAGCAAGTGGAGCAGGCATGCGGTAAGTAACACCTTTGTCTGCTTCACGGTTACCAGCAGCAACGATAACAACGTTGTCTGGTAGTTTATATTGTCCTACACGACGATTTAGAATCAACTGATACGCTGCCGCTTGTACAGCTGGCGCCGCTGAGTTCATTTCGTCTAAGAACAGTACAATATGATCATACTTTGATGCCATTTCTTCGTCTGGCAATTCTGCAGGTGCGCCCCACACCATTTTGCTAGAGTTACTATCAAAGTATGGAATTCCTTTAATATCTGTTGGTTCCCACAATGACAAACGAATATCAATTAGTTTACTATTTGACATTTGATTTGTAATTTGTTTTACAATATCAGACTTACCAATACCTGGAGGACCCCAAATAAAGACAGGACGTTTTTTGCGCATTGCAAAACCAAGTGCAGTTTTTACCTTGCTAGGTGAAAGTGTTCGTGCTTCGGACATTTCGTATTCCTTTATGTTAATCAGTGCTTATGTAACTAATATACACAATACTGACAACATAGTCAACCTCTTTTTGTAAGAATAATTAAAAAACTTCCAGGATTGTTTGTAGTTGGTTTCCACTCTCTTATATATCGATGATTATTTGCCCAAGTTGGAAACTCTCTTGCCATGATACCTTGTCCTGTTATTACAGTACATCTTTTTATATTTTTAAAGTAAGCATCGTCTACTAGTATTTTAAATTTATGCCAACCTTCGTGTACATGATATCCGTGTAAATCAATTCTCATCTTTGTTTCTGCTCATAGCTTTTGTAAGTCCATACTTACGTAGATCGCCACTAAACAATGTTAATTCTACTGCTTTTTTCTCATTTGTAACCGTAATACTTCTATTTGTTAAGTAATATGGGCAATCTATAAATTTATCTAAAAATATAATAACTTGTGTTGTCATAGGCATATCCCTCGGATAAGGTATATCGTATGTTGCAAGTTCTATTTTGTTAATAATTTCAAAACCTGTGTCTGTTAATCTAAGACCACCAGTTTCTTTTTGTCTAGTATTATACCACCATAAAGGCATACTAGCTTTTACATTTTGTTCGCTAGTGCTTTGACCAAGTTCTTTTAAAAATATTTTGGTGTAAACAGTTTTATTAGACATTTTCTATAGTTTCACCTGCTGTAAGTTTTACAACAGTGAACTTGTCTGATTTAAACATTTGATTTAATTTTTTTGCAAGGTTGTGTGCATGACCAGGATTTGAAAAACTAGTTTTTTTGTATTTTGGACCAGGATAATTTGTTAAAGCATTCGAACTTTTTAGATTGAATGGCTCATTATTATAGAATACTGCCCATATTGCGTCAGCATGTAAAATTTGCTCACTCTTATAGGTAGCTGGATTCGTATACTCCATTAATACATTGGGCTTTGGCCTACTCATATGCGTCTCCAATTATGTACGCATATATTTATCTTTTTATACGCCGTTATCTACCAATCCGAGTTAGCACTACCTAGTTCGATTGTTATATCTTCTACAGATCCGCCCGAGTTTTCTTTTACAAATTTTTCTAAATCGCCATTCATTCTTGCCATTACTATGCCTAGTGTAAATGCTAAATTTTTTGCAGTTGCTATATCTAACTTTACTTCTCTAGCATTACCACTGTCTGCAGATTTTACTTTTTGTAAAAACTGTTGTATAGGTATTGTATTAATTGGCTCGGTTGACATGTCTTAGTTTTTCTTTCATTTCTAATTCAGTCTTAAATGGTCCAATATATTCATTGCGTTCAACTGTAATCAATTTAGGACAAAAACTTTTAAGCCAATTTACATTAAACTTAATCAAATAAAATCCTGCACAGTATACACTTTTAGATTTTTCACTTTTTGTAAATAACGGTAATTTACGTTTAATATCAAACATACTGTTATAAGGATTGCCTTTTGCAGGATATCCATGTACTTCGTATGCTTCGTTTGTATTCTTCTTTGCTAGTTCTGCAATAGTAAATTTTAAGCCACTATGTTTTTTTAGTTGCCTTTCGTTTTGATATACAGTAACATCACCTTTTTTTGCTAAAATATAACCATCATCGTTTTTACTAAGTGTACCAATTCGTTGACCGTTATCTTCTACAATCCAGAATTTATTTTCTAAAACTGTTTTAGCTCTTACACTCATGCATTATACCTCGCTTGCAATGGTTCTGCGTATTGTGCTGCTTGATCTGCAATACGTTGCATATCCCACTTAGCACAAAATTTCATAAGACGCATACCTACTTGTTGTACTTCTTTAGGCTTTGCGTTTTCTTCGATAGTGTTATTAATTATCTCTCTAATATCGTCAGGTTGTGCTGTCAAGTCACATAGTACAACATTACGAGTATAATCATCTAGTACACGATGTTCGGCACCTTCGTGATCAGTCCAACGTTGTAACATCATATTATTCCAATTAAAGCCTTTACTGTCTTTGTCTTCAAATGCTTCAATAAGACCTACTTTGTTTTTAGTGCCTTTCTTTCTAACACCTGGATAGGCGCTAAACACATTGTCACTAGTGTCGCCACGCATACACTTTTCAAACAACATAAATGCAGGATCGGGTGCAGGCTTAGCCTCTTTAGTCTTTTTATCTATTACACGTTCACCTTTCTTATCAAAGTAACCTTCATGTGTAATAGTAACGTCTTGAATACCATTATACTGTTTACAGTTAGGTGCAATAAGTTGTGCAAAGTCACCGTCAGTACTAATAATAA